ATCTCCTTATCAAATAGAGATTAATGAAGCATCACAAATTGGAAGTAAACTAGAAATATTTCTTTGGAATACACCTAATTCAATACCTGCAACTGCTACTTACACCTTATCTAAGAAGGTAGCATCTAATGACCAAAGGTCTACGATTTATAATATATCACCTTACATAAGAGAATACATTGACAATATTGTTTCGAGCAATAGCACAAACAGTCAATGGTGTAATGTATCCGTAAAAAGATACAAAGAAACATCTACAGGTGTATATACTTTAGTTGATACAACTACTTATGCTGGTGTTGATGGATATAATAATTACATTGGAGGATACAATCAAACGAATCCATTAAATAATTATTGCCTATTGGCAGATAATACAAAAGAAATACAGTATTCATTGGGCAACATTCCTTTTGTAAACGTATTAGTTAATAATGCTTTAGGAGATAAATTAGATGTTGAATATAAGGACAAAAGTAATAACAATGTAATTACTAACTCTGTTTTCGGAACTGGTGTTGCTGCAGGCAAATATATGTATAAAGTGCCTTTGACAACATCAAGTGCAAACTATAATGATGGCACAATTACAACTTTAAAGTATTATGTAGGTGCAACATTAACTTATTCATCTATATTTACTGTAACACCTGTCTGCGAGCCTAAATATACACCAGTACAATGTTCATTCATTAATCGTTTTGGTGGTTGGCAGTTCCTTACATTCTTTAAGGCGCAGACAAATCAATTAACGGTTACAAGTACAATGTATAACTTGCTTCCGAGTGCTTATAATTATAATGTCTACAAAGGACAAACAAAAGCATTTAATTTTAATGCAAGGCAAACAGTTACTTTAAACACAGGTTTTGTACCTCAAAATTATTCAGATCTAATTCAAGATTTAATGTTAAGTGAAGTTGTCTTATTAGATAACAAACCTGTAACTTTGAAAACAAATCAAACGAATTTAAAGACAACTATTCAAGATAAGAATATCAATTATACTATTGATTTTGAATATGCCTATAATTTATTAAATAATGTAATATGATTAATGTAAGCATTTTTGTTTATGGGGATGATGGACAAGCAACAAGACTTGAATTGTTTGAGGATGAGAACATCTCAATCAATAGTTCAATTCAAAATATAAATGATATTTCTAAAGTCTTTACAGATTTTACTCAATCATTTACAGTACCTGCGACAAAGAACAATAATGAAGTATTTAAACATTGGTATGAAAATAGTTTAGATGGTGGGTTTAATGCTACTAAAAGAAAGGATGCTTACATAGAATTAGATACTTTAACTTTTAGAAAAGGAAAGATACAATTAGAAAAGGCAAGTTATAAAAAAGGTGATATTGATAATTATACAGTAACTTTTTTTGGTTCTTTAATATCATTAAAGGATAAATTTGCAAATAGATTTTTAAGAGATTTTGATTTTTCTGGATATAACTTTTCTTATTCTGGAGCAGTTGTTAAGAATAGAATAACTTCTGGAGTTACCAATGATATTAAATTCCCTTTAATATCTTCAAAGAATGCGTGGCAATATGGAGGCAGTGGAACAAGTCAATCAAATTGGGATGTAAGTAAAACTGCAACTCCAATTTATCATTTAGATCTATTCCCAGCAATGAGGATTAGTAAAATATTAGAATCTATTGCATTACAACTAGGTATCACACTTAGTGGTTCATTTCTTAGTAATCCGAAATTTACAAATACTTTTCTTTGGCTAAAGAATACAGACAAGTTTGAGCAGAAAGGATTTGCTAATCAAATAGATTTTCAATTAACATCAAGTACAACAGGGACATCAAGTATATTTGATTTATCAAGTAACAGTTTAAATTTTGTTCAACCTATTGCACCTAACTTTGTTAATTTTTCATATATCAGAATAAACTTTACAAGTGGAGCAGGTACAATATTTGAATTTTCAGTTTACAAAGATGGCAGAAAATTAAATGAGCAATCAAATCTAACAACTGCCGATGGTTCACCATTAACTTTAAATGTTCCATTTATTGATTCTGGAGAATATACATTTTATATTTCTTCATTATCTTCAGTAACATTTACATCTGAATATAATTTTGAAATTAACAATGGATCTGTTCCAACTGCAAATGTTATAGCAACCCAAGACACACCACAAACAACATTGACATCTTTAAATGTGGCTGATTATATGCCAGAAATTAAAGCAGAAGATTTCTTTGGTGGTTTATTAAAGATGTTTAATCTTACTTGTTATTCTTTTGATGGGGTTACCTATAATATTGAGCAACTTGAGGAATGGTATTCAGCAGGACAAACGTATGATATATCTGAATATTGCCAATCAGATGAAATTGATTTAGAAAGAGTAAATCCATATAAGACTATTAATTTTAAATATCAAGAATGCGAGAATTTAATAGCAACTGCATTTTTATCTCAATCTGATACACCTTATGGTGATTTGAAATATGAGGTTGACAATGATGGTGATGAATACTCTATTGAGTTACCATTTGAGAATATGCCATTTACTAAATTTACTAATACTAATTTTCAAGTAGGCTATTCAATTCATGCAGACTTTACTGCATACATTCCTAAGCCTGTTATACTTTATGACTATGGGACTATTCAGACATTATCTTCAAGCCAAGTATTTTATTTTAATGATGGATCTACGACATCGACTGCTACAACTTATAATTTATTTGGGCAGGATACTTTAGTATCGTCTGTCGTTAGTACTATTAATTGGGGAGCAGAGCAATCAAGTTTTACAAATAATGTTGAGCCTAATAGTTTATTTAATAATTATTATTCAGCATATCTAACAAATACATTTAATCAGAAGGCAAGACTAATGAAGATTAAAGCAATTTTACCGATATTTTTATTATCTAAACTTTCATTAAATGACAAGATAGTAATTAGGGATAAGCGATATATTATTAATTCATATCAAACAGAATTAACAACTGGAGAAACAAGTCTTGAGTTGATGTCTGATTTTAGGAATATTACTTTAGGCACTACAACTACTACTACTACAGAGCCAACAACTACTACTACAACAAGTACAACAAGTACTACAACTGTACCTACATCAACTACTACGACAACAACTACAAGTACTACAAGTACGACTACAACAACTGAAGCACCAAGATTTACATATTTCCGTTGGGATGTTAGTACTTTTGATTGTTCTCAATCTAATCCAATTCCATTCTGGGCATACACTTCTTATGCAAATGGATTTAAAATTATTAACGGAGATGGCATTACAAGGTATTTAACAAGTGCTACTCATACTAATTTTTCAAACCAAATCAATACAATTATTGATTCAAGTTGTGCAACTACTACAACTACAACTACTACCTGCCCTCCTTATGGAACTTACTTATATGAGTATTGTGGAGGCGCACCAGATTACAATAAAATTGGAGTGTTTGCAGATGGTTTATGTGGTGAATATGCTTCTGTAATTGCTTACAATGATCCTGCCTGTGGATATACAACAACAACTTCCACAACTACAACTACATTACCTCCAAGATATACTTTCTTGCGTTACGATGTTAATATTGATGATTGCTCAATTTTTAATCCAATTCCATTCTTTGCAACTACTAATTATACAACTGGTTATTATTTTGTAAATGGCGATGGCATTATAAGATATGTACAAAGAGCAACACATAGTAATTTTTCAAATCAGATTAATAGTATTATAGCGACTTCTTGTACTACAACTACTACAACTACTACTACTTGTTTGCCTTACGGTACTTACATTCGTGAATTCTGCGGAGGTGCGCCAGATTACAACAAGATAGGTGTATTTGCAGATGGATCTTGTGGAGAATATACATCTGTAATCGCCTTTAATGATCCTGCTTGTGGTTACACTACGACTACAACAACAACATTACCAACTACGACTACAACTACCACATTGCCAACTACAACTACAACTACCACAACTACGACAACAACTTGTCTACCTTATGGTACTTATATTGGAGAATTCTGTGGAGGCGCACCAGACTTTAATAAGATTGGTATTTTTGCAGATGGATCTTGTGGTACTTACAATTCGGTTATTGCTTATAATGATCCTGCTTGTGGATATACAACCACAACCACTACGACTACTGCAGCATTAACATCTACGACAACCACAACAACTGCTGCTCCAGATTGTCAAAATTATACTTTAATTAATTTTGATTCGGAAAATTCTGGTTTCTATGATTATACATCTTGTAATGGGACACAAAATACAAATGTAGAATTACAACCAAATGCTAGTACAACTATATGCGCAAGGTCAGGAACTGTTTCTGCGGGAGGTTCTATTAGTGTAAGTTTACCACAAGGTTCATGTAGTTAATATGAGATATATCTGTTGTCAACCTGCGAATGATTATTATTTATGGCAAATAGAAACTGTCATAAATAATTTCATGTCGCATGGAATCAATCCTAATCAAATAGATATAGTATTAGGATTTACTGATCAAGATTTAACAAAATGGAGAATACTGCAAGAACATTATTCAACCATTAGATTCTTTTTTTATAAAGACACAAGAGAAAATGGCATTTATATTCCTGCCATTTACTTTAATCTTATGAAACAACATCTTGCATCTAATCCACATTTAAAAGATGAAGTTTTGTTTTTGCATGATTCAGATATTGTATTTACAGGGACACCAGATTATTCAAAGTTTGAAAAAGATAGGGTTTGGTATTTAAGTGATACAAATAGTTATATTAACTATGACTATATTATGCAAAAAGGTGAAGATTTGTTAATTGATATGTGCAGGATTGTAGGTATAGATTGCCTAATACCTAAACTAATGAATGATCATAGTGGAGGCGCACAATATATTGTAAAGGGAACAGACTTTAATTTTTGGGATAAGGTCGAAAAGGATTCAATTAGTTTATACCAATATTTTATAAATAAAGAGCCTTATTATGAACCTAAGCATGAGCATGACTATCCAATACAGAAATGGACTGCTGGTATGTGGTCATTGCTTTACAATGCTTGGTTCTTTGGACATCAAACGAAAGTAGTTAAAGAATTAGATTTTGGATGGTCTACAAGCGATATATCAGATTCAGTTAAATATAAAATTCTACATAATGCAGGTGTAGGAGATTCAAAAAGTGGAATGTTTTTTAAGGGAGAATATACAAACAAGTTACCTTATAATACTTCTTTAGAGTTAGATAAAAATAGAGCCAGTTATTATTATTATAACGAAGTGCAAAAAGCAGGATTAAATTCACCATTATTATAAGACAAAAACAAACAATTTACGTTTATGATAAAGAATATAATAGATCTATTAATGGTTAGAGAACATTATGGAAAACACGAATCAATAGAGATTGCAAAAGGTAAAAATGAAATTCCAAAAACTTGGAAAAAAGGATTTAGGCAAATAAAAAGATTAATAAAATGGCAACAGAAATAGAAGTTGATTTAAATGTATCCAGTAATATTGGTGGATCTATTAAACAATTAAAGGAATTAAAGAAAGAGTTAAAAAATACTGAAGTTGGCACAGAGGCATTCAAGAATTTATTTAATCAAATTGATGACTTAGAAGACAAGATTAAATCTGCTAAAAATACTTCATCTGATTGGGTAGATTCATTAGAAATGGCAGGTGGACCATTAGGCGAACTTGGTGGTGCAATTAATAGAGCAAAAGTAGCAACACAATCATTTGGTGGTGCATTAAAGGCAACAGGCATAGGATTACTTGTTGCTTTAGTAGGTGGATTAGTTGCAGCATTTAATGATAATGAAAAAGCACTAAAAAAATTACAACCTTTATTTCAAGGATTAGAAAAAATATTTAATGGAGTTTTTGCAGCAATTGAACCTCTATTTAATATATTAGTTGATTTAGCAATTAGTGCTTTGCCTATGGTATCAAAAGCAATGCAAGTTGTTTATGGTTCTGTAACTGCAGTAATTCAATCATTAGGAAGTCTTGGAGGCTCGGTTCTTAAATTTATTAAAGGAGATTTTAGTGGTGCTTGGAAAGATGCAAAAGCATCTGTAACTGATTTTGGAAAGAATTATGATGCTTCAGTTAAAAACTTTGAGGATGGTGCAAAGCAATTAACCAAAACTGAAAAAGAAGAATTAGATAAACGAAAGAAAAATAGAGCGGAAGCGGCAGAGCAATTAAAAAAAGAAAGAGAAGCAGAAAGAAAAAGAATTGATGATGCTTTTAATGAAAATCTCCAAGTACAAGGAGATAATCAAATGAAGGCTTTTGAAAAAGGTGCAGATATTGAAAACGAAAGAATACAACAAGAAGGTCAAAGATTATTTGATGAATATGATGCAAGACAAAGAGCAATTGCAACCTATGAAGCAAATATCACTGCCGATGCAAAAGAACAAGCAGAAGAAAGAAAGAATATTGCTAAAATAGAAGCAGAAACAAAACAAAATATTCAAGAAGCATATATTGGTAATATCATGCGACTTGGACAGGGATTAAGACAAATTGCTGGGGAAAATAAAGAGTTAGCTATTGCAGGTATTATATTAGAACAATCTGCTGCCATTGCAAGCATTGCTCTTAACTCTAAGAAAAACTTTGTTAAAAATGGAGGTGTTACAAGTCCATTGGCATGGGTTGGATTGGCAGGTGATGTTGCAGCAGGTATTTCGGCAGTTGTTGCAGGAGCAAAAGGTATTCAAGATATTAAATCTGGTAATGCAAGTGGCTCTAATATGTCTTTTGGAAATCCACAGATGACACCAAGTTATTCAACTGCCCCACAATTTAATGTAGTTGGAACAGGTGGTGTCAATCAAATTGCACAGGTTGTAGGTCAAAGTCAACAACCAGTAAAGGCTTATGTTGTTGCATCTGAAGTAAGTTCACAACAATCACTGGACAGAAATAAGGTGATGAGTGCAAGTTTAGGTTAATGAAAATGTAACAAAATTAAAAAAAAAACGTTTATACACCATGAAGATCATAGAATTAATAATTTCAAATGATGAAGATGGGATTGAAGCAATAAGTTTGGTTGACAGACCTGCTATTGAAAGCAATTTCATTACATTAGCTAAAGAGTACGAAATGAATTTAGCTGAAGTAGATACTGAAAAGAAAATATTAATGGGACCAGCATTGATCCCTAATAAAATGATTTTCCGTAAAGATGGAGATACAAAATATCAAGTCTTCTTTTCTGAAAGTACAGTAGAGCAAGCAAGCCAAATGTATTTAAAGAATGGTAATCAATCTAATGCTACATTACAACATCAAACTAAAGTAGATGGAATGTCATTGGTTGAATCATGGATAATTACAGATCCAGAAATGGATAAATCTAAATCTTATGGATTTAGTTTACCAAAAGGGACTTGGATGGTATCAATGAAAGCTGATAACGAAGAAATTTGGTCAAAGGCAAAGAGTGGAGAGATTAAAGGATTTTCTATTGAAGGATACTTTGCTGATAAATTATCTTTGGAATTATTGCCAGAGATTAATGATGAAGAATTAGTAAATCAAATTTTAAATATATTAGAAAATGACTAAAGATAAAACATCAAGTCCAAAAGGTGGCAATCGTGGATGCTTATGTCCAGATGGCACATATAGCATTGAATGTTGTGATGGTGAGTTACAATCACAAGGAGTGGGTTCATTAGTTCAAAGTGTTGCTTCTAACGTAGTTAATACTAATACACCAAGAACAATAGTTAATGTTAGTAATTAATTAAATATATATATGGAATACAAAAGCACAAAAAATCGAGTTAAAGCAGCATTAGGCTTTCAGGTTAATTTGGCGCAGATGAAGTTAGAAGATGGTATCACCATTATCGAGGCTGAAGAATTTGCACCAGACTTTTCTGTTAGTATAGTTACTGCCGATGGTGTTGTACCTATGCCAGTTGGCGAGTACACATTAGAAGATGGAATGGTTTTGGTCGTTGCAGTTGAAGGTATTATAGCCGAAGTTAAAGAGGCTACACCTGCAGAAGAAGAAGCAGCACCAGAAGTTGAAATTGAAGTGGAGGCTAACGCAGCACCACAAGCACCTGCACCACAAGCAAAACGAGTGGTTGAATCAGTTAGCAAGGAAACTTTCTTTGCAGAAATTGAAAAATTAAGAACTGAATTGTCTTTACAGATAAATGAAGTTAAAGCTGAAAATGAGTCTTTGAAATCAGAAAAAGAAGCATTGGAAGTAAAATTAAATTCTCAAGAGGAAGGTGCTGAACCAATCGTTCAGAATCCAGAGCCAGAGGAAAAAGTGCAAGGATTCTCTTTTGGTCAAAACAGACCAGAAACAATCCAAGATAAAGTTTTTGAAAAAATGTTCAACTAATTAAATTTAAATAAAATGCCGACTACAACAAGTATTACCACAACCTATGCTGGGGAGTATGCAAATAAAATCATTGCTGCTTCTTTGCTTTCTTCACCTACCATTGATCGTGGTGGTATTGAAGTAAAACCAAATGTACGTTTTAAGCAAGTTATCAAAAGAGTTGCCACAGATGGCATCTTGAAAAATGCAACTTGTGATTTCGATGCTACATCGACAATTACTTTGACTGAAAAGATTTTACAACCAGAAGAATTCCAAGTTAACTTACAATTATGTAAGAAAGACTTTGCTTCTGATTGGTTATCTGTTGAGCAAGGATATTCTGCTTTCAAAACATTGCCTAAGTCTTTCGCTGACTTCTTAGTTGCACACGTTGCTGCTAAAGTTGCTGCTAAGAACGAAACTAATATCTGGGAAGGTGTTACTGCTAACGCAGGTGAGTTTGATGGTTTATCAACTTTATTGGCTGCAGATGCTGCTTTGCCTTCAGGTCAAGAAATTGCTGGTGCTGCCGTTTCTTCTTCAACTATCGTTGCTGAATTAGGAAAGATTGCAGATGCTATCCCTTCTTCTTTATACACTAAAGATGACCTTTACATCTATGTATCACAAGCAATGGCTCGTGCTTACATTCGTGCTTTGGGTGGTTTCGGTGCATCTGGTTTAGGTGCTAACGGTACTAACGCAATGGGAACTCAATGGTACAATAATGGATCTCTTTCTTTTGATGGTATTAAATTATTCGTTGCAGATGGTCTTGCTTCTACAAAAGCAATTGCTACTCAAAAATCTAACTTGTATTTCGGTACTGGTCTTATCTCTGATTTGACTGAAGTTAAGGTTATTGACATGGCTGACATTGATGGTTCTCAAAACGTTCGCGTTGTTATGAGAATGACTGCTGGAGTACAATACGGATTTGCTTCTGATATTGTTACTTACGGTATCACAAATGCTGCAAACTAAAATAAATAGCACCTCATTAATTTGGGGTGCTTATTTTTAACTTTTAAATTCAATCAATATGCCTGGATGCGATATATCTTTGGGGAGATTAGAACCCTGCAAAACAAGTGTTGGTGGATTAAAAGCAGTTTATTTTATGAATGAGGGAGATGCAACTGGAGTTACTTATGATGTAACTAACACAGATGCAATTTCTGCTATTGCAGGGACTCCAATCGGATTCAAATATGATTTGAAAGGATCAAGTTCATTTGAGCAAACGATCAATTCTTCAAGAGAAAACGGAACTACTTTTTTTACACAAACTTTAAATTTAAGTTTAAAGCAATTAACAATTAAAGACCATAGGCAAATTAAATTACTTGCATTTGGTAGACCACAAGCAATCGTTGAAGACAACAATGGAAACCTTTTCTATTGTGGACTTAAAAATGGACTTGAGGTTACAGGAGGTACAATTGTTACAGGTGCAGCAATGGGCGATATGTCTGGTTACACCATAACGATTGTAGGAGAAGAACCATTACCTGCAAACTTTATCACAACTACTTTAACTGCTGCTGGCGTAACGGTTACATCTGGAGTTTAATAAATTTTGTTTGTTTGGGTTGAAATTAGGAGGCAGATGCCTCCTTTTTTCGTTAAAAAGAAAACAAAAAGCCTTTTTTGCGTTTATACATTATGATCGTTTTAAAATCTTCTGCAAGCAATCAAGAAGTATCGTTTATTCCAACAAGATTAAGTGATGCTAATTATTTATTTATTAAGAATGAAACAACTAATGTTGAAACAACTCATAAGATAAATTGCAAGAAGAAAAGTTTTTTTAGTACATTTAAAATGGTTTTTGATTTAGAAGAAGGGCATTTCTATTCTTTTAAAATCAAATATTATGGGGTAATTAATAATAAATTAGATTACCACTTAGTAAACAATATAAAAGTATTTTGTACTAATCAAGTTCCCGAAAGTTATTCGGTTAATTCTGGTACATACACAAGCAATACAGATTCAATAATATTCTATGAATAAGAAAGATCATTTAAATTCACATTTTATTCAGTTGGAGGCATACTCACAACCTAAAATTGTAGAATCAAAGCGAGATAATTGGGTTGAATTTGGAGAGGACAACAACTTTTTCCAATTCTTAATTGACAGGTATAACGGATCTACAACTAACAATGCAGTTATAAACAACATTGTAAAGTTGATTTATGGTCGTGGCTTAGATGCTACCGATGCAAGCAAGAAGCCTAATGAATATGCACAAATGATTATGCTATTCAGAAAAGATATTCTTAAAAAAGGAATTTCTGATTTAAAATTATTAGGTCAATATGCTTATCAATTAATCTATAATAAGCAAAAAACTCAAATTGTAAGAGTAGAACATATACCTGTTCAATTATTAAGAGCAGAGAAATGCAATAAGAAAGGCGAAGTAGAGGCATATTACTATTCAGATAATTGGGAAGATACAAAGAAGTTTGAGCCAAAACGTATTCCTGCATTTGGATTTGGTGATAAGACATTAGAGATTCTCTATGTTGGTAATTATACGGTAGGACAAAAATATTATAGCAATGTTGACTATGTTGGTTGTATTCCTTATGCTAAACTGGAAGAAGAAATAGCAGATTATTTAATTAACGATGTTCAGAATGGATTCAGTCCAACAAGCATTGTTAACTTTAATAATGGTATCCCAGATGAAGAAAAAAGGGAATTAATTTCAAGACAAGTTACAAAAACGTTAACAGGATCTAAAGGCAAGAAAGTTGTTGTTTCATTTAATAACGATGAAACCAAAAAGACAACTGTTGATTCAGTTCCTTTAAACGAAGCACCAAAGCATTATGAGTATTTATCAGAGGAATCAAAATCCAAGATACTTTTAGGACATGGTGTTGTAAGTGGATTGCAATTTGGTATTCCAAGTGCAAGTGGATTTAGTTCTAATGCAGATGAATTAAAGAATGCAATCACATTATTTGATAACATGGTTATTCGTTATTTCCAAGATACATTCCTTGATGGAATTGATAAGGTTTTAGCATTTAACAAAATCAGTTTAAATCTTTATTTTAAAACATTGCAACCATTGGAGTTTATTGACTTAAACCCTAATATGAATAATGAACAAGTACAAGAGAAAACTGGTGTTGCTTTATCTTCACATATCGATGAATTAAATGTAGAAGAATTTGGTGAAGACATCGATTTAAACGAATGGGAATTAGTTGATTCAAGAATAGTTGACCATGATATAGAAGATCAGTTAGATGCAGAATTAGAGGCATTAAACAATCCTAAAAAGTCATTGATGTCCAAGATTTATGAGTTTGTAAGCACAGGAGTTGCAAGACCAGACATTAAATCTGAACAAGATGGCAAATTATTTATTTCAAGGTATCGTTATTCTGGGGACACAACCGAAAAGAGCAGAACCTTTTGCAAGAAAATGACTGCTGCAAATAAGTTGTATCGTAAAGAAGATATTATGCGCATGAGTGAAAAGTCTGTGAATGAGGGATTTGGGCCAAAAGGTGCAGATACTTATGATATATGGTTATATAAAGGAGGTGGTGCTTGTCATCATTTCTGGACAAGGGAAACCTATAAAAGATTTACAGATCCAAGAAAAAAAGGATCGGTTGAAATTACACCTGCACAAGCAAGAAAAGCAGGTGAGATATTGCCAACAAATAACAAATTGGTTTATACAAAGCCAATAAATATGCCAAATAAAGGATTTTTACCAAAATAAGATATGGCTACTGCATTATTTATAAGTAGAGATGAATTGATTAAATATACTGCATTGAATGGAAATATCGACACAGATAATTTCATCCAGTGGGTTAAGTTGGCGCAAGACATCCATATACAAAACTATTTAGGAACGGATTTATTTAACAAATTAAATGCAGATATAGTTGCCAATACTTTAGCAGGCAATTATCTAATGCTTTTAAACGTTTATGTAAAGCCTATGTTGATACATTGGTCAATGGTAGAGTATTTACCATTTGCAGCATATACGATAGCAAATAAAGGAGTTTATAAACATGGTAGCGAGAATAGTTCTAATGTAGATAAATCAGAGATTGATTTCTTAGTAGAAAAAGAAAGATCAATTGCTCAATCTTACACAAGAAGATTTATTGACTATATGTCATTTAATAATAATTTATATCCAGAATACAACTCAAACAGTAATGCCGATGTGTTCCCAAGTAAAGAAGCCGATTTCATTGGTTGGGTGTTATAAACCCAAGAAAGAAAACGTTAAGAAATTAAAAGTATATTTAAAAAAAATAGAAAATGAGTCTTAATTTTAGCCATATAAAAGCAGATACATTCGATCAAGTAAACTTTGAGTTGAAGATTAATGGTGTAGCAAAGAATCTTACAGGTGCAGTTATAAGGATGCAATTAAGGACTAATGCAGATGACATAACACCTGCTTTATCATTAACATCTGTTAGTGGTGCAGGTATCACAATCACATCACCAACTGCAGGTTTATTTAAAATAAATACTCAAATTATTGATATACCTGTTAATGATTATGAATATGATATAGAAATTAGATTTGCCGACAATACGGTTAAGACATACGTTCAAGGAATCTTTTCAATCACCCAAGAAATTACAAGATAATGGCAAACGATATTATTGATATAATTGTTACCGATAATTCCGATAACGTACAACTAAATGTAACTCCAAATTTAGTTTCAATCAATGTTTCACAAACATCTGGGAATATTATTGGATCTAATTATTATTTGGCAAGTACATTTAGTGCATTACCAATTACAGGTGATTTAACAACTTTATATGTTATCAATGATACAAGTTTAATGTATCGTTGGAGTGGTTCTGCTTATACTCAAATAAATTCAAGTGCAGTAGTTGCTTGGGGGCAAATAACAGGTACATTATCTGGACAAACAGATTTACAGAATGCGTTAAATGCCAAAGCACCATTAGCATCACCAACTTTTACAGGAACAGTTAGTGGAATAACCAAATCAATGGTTGGCTTATCAAATGTAGATAATACAAGTGATGTCAATAAACCTATTTCTACTGCAACACAAACTGCCTTAAATTTAAAGGCTGATATAAATA